GAACAAAGGCAAAAAAGGTTGAAGCATTGAGAAAATATGATCACCCTTCATTAAGAGCATTGTTTATATGGAACTTTGATGAGAGTGTAGTATCTTTATTACCTCCAGGTGAAGTTCCTTATTCTAGTATGAAGGATGAGCAGAATAATAGTGGCACTCTTTCTACAAAGATAGGACAACAAGTTGGTACATTAGATCACAATAGTACCAATAGTGTTGAAGGTCAAACTTCTATTCGTAGAGAGTATAAGAAGTTTTATAATTTTCTTAAAGGTGGTAATAATGAATTGAGTGGTCTTCGTAGAGAGACTATGTTTATTCAAATACTTCAAGGATTGCATCCAAAAGAAGCAGAGATTCTTTGTTTAGTAAAAGATAAAGATTTAGAAACCAAATATAAGATAACTAAAGAAAATGTTTCACAAGCATATCCACAAATAACTTGGGGTGGAAGAAGTTAATAATGCAACTCTTACATGAACATTGTGAAAAAAATAAAGCAGATGATAAGAAATTACCATCTGACTCTTTTCTAGTAACATATAAGGTTGAGGAAGAGGTTAAGTATGATATAACAAGAGCAGGATCTGTTAATGAAATATTTGATCATTACTATGACAAGTATAAAAATGTTCAAGGTATTGCTTGGACAAAAGGAATTGTAAGTCCAAGATCCTTTGACAATACTACTATAGAAGAAAAACCAAAGAAAAAGAGGAAGAGAAGAGAATGAATGATGATGATTTATTAAAAGAATACATTAACGAAATTATTCGTGATGAGATTCAGGATGGCATAAATGATTACGTTGATAAAACAGAAGAGACCAAAAAGAATGGTCTTGGATTTGCCAATGATGTTGGAGAGAAATTAAATGTCAAAGTTAATCAATCTGAAGTGGATAGGATTATGAAGGAGTATAAGAAAATTAAAAAGAAGGAAAGATCTAATTTGGGTGAAATAAAAAAACTTAATTTACTTGACCAATATGGTAGACAGTTATAAAACTGTATCATAAATTACAAAAGTACTTGACTATATAATATAACTGTGTTATTATTAACACAATCGTTCAACCTCATTAGAGGTCGCAAGTAAGCCGACTCGGAACGGAATCGTTCATCCTCATGGAATTACTTCTCGCTAGTTTATTAACGTGTGAGACTGCAGAAAGAATTATCTCAAAGATAAGTCCATCTGCACCTCATAGATCTGAACTTGTTCAGGTAGTTAAAGATGCTACAGAGGAGGGATGTTTTGAGGACGCAAAAGCCGACTAAAGGAACGGATTAAAAACCCTACTACTTTGGAGAAAGCCAATGGCAAAAGTCACTTATCGTGGAGTCGAGTACGACTCTGCAGAGTACAACAAGAAAGTACTCGCTGAAGCAGCACAGCATAGAAACTACGATCTAATGTATCGTGGTATCAAAGTTTCTAAGAAACTTGTAGCTGTTTGATTCAACGCTTACATATACGTTAAAGAAGGGTTATTGCAACCCTTCTTTTTTTATGTTATAATATATAAACTTATTATTAGATTGATGGTTATCGAGATTGACTTATGACTGTAAAACTTATAAGTATTACTCCTGATGCGGAAAAGACTATGGCATATATTGCCAGAGTATCTAACCCATCCAATCAGGACAATGAAAAATTTGCTGGTTTATTGAAGTATTGTATTAGACATAATCATTGGAGTGTCTTTGAGCAATCTTCTATGACATTGGAAATTGAAACAACTCGTGCTATTGCTGCACAGATATTAAGACATCGTAGTTTTACTTATCAAGAGTTTTCTCAAAGATATGCTGCCAGTACTGCTCTTGGGGATATAGATCTTCCAGAACTTCGTAGGCAGGATGAAAAGAATCGTCAGAACTCTACTGATGATTTAGATCCTAAGATGGTAGAGACATTGAACAAACAGATGGAAACATTGTTTAGTTCTTCTCTAGCACTTTACAATCAAATGCTAGAGGACGGTGTTGCTAAAGAGTGTGCTAGAATGGTATTACCACTTTGCACTCCTACCAGAATCTATATGACTGGTTCATGTCGTTCTTGGATACATTATATTAATCTAAGATCTGCACATGGTACACAGAAGGAACACATGGAGATTGCAGAAGCATGTAGGAAGGTGTTTACCGAACAATTCCCTGCAGTATCAGAAGCCCTTGAATGGGTCTAAATAATTTTACAAAAGTTAAACAATTATGCCAACATATCCTGTAAAAAATAAAGAGACTGGTGAAGAAAAAGAACTTCGCATGACTATGAAAGAGTACTCTGATTGGAGAGATCAAAATCCTGATTGGGATAGAGATTGGTCTAAAGGTTGTGCATCCGCAGGTGAGGTTGGAGACTTCCAAGATAAAATGAGAAAGTCATATCCTGGATGGAATGATGTTTTGCATAAGGTGGGTTCAGTGCCTGGTGCAAATGTTAAACCATTATAGGATAGGTAGATATGCCAGCTAAAAAAAGGAACGGTAACGGAAATTCTTCGGGTATTGGTAGCATGAGTAATAAGCAACTTAAAAGAAAGAAACCAATTAACACTGACATGATGGTTGATATTAAACCATTAACCAAGAGTCAGGAAAAGTTTTTTGATGCTTATAAGAAAGGTCAAAATATCTTTGCTTATGGTGCTGCTGGTACAGGTAAAACTTTTGTTGCATTGTACCTTGCTCTTCGTGAAGTTCTAGATCAGATGACTCCTTATGAGAATGTATATGTTGTACGTTCTTTAGTATCTACTAGAGAAATTGGTTTCTTACCAGGTGATCATGAGGATAAATCATTCTTATATCAGATACCATATAAGCATATGGTTAAGTATATGTTTGAGATGTCAGATGATAATGAATTTGAAATGCTTTATGGTGCATTGAAAGCACAAGAGACTATTAAGTTTTGGTCTACTTCTTTTATAAGAGGTACTACATTGGATAATTCTATTGTTCTTGTTGATGAAATGCAGAACTTGAATTTTCATGAACTTGATAGTATAATAACAAGAGTAGGTCAAGATTCAAAGATTGTATTTTGTGGAGATGCTTCACAAACTGATCTCACCAAGACCTATGAACGAAATGGTATTTTAGATTTTATGAAAATCATTTCTTCCATGCAGGAAGATTTCTGTTCCATTGAGTTCGGTATTGAAGACATAGTTCGTTCTGGACTTGTTAGAAAATACCTTCTAACTAAACTTTCTCTCGGTATGTAATGTTTACCTTTATTGATCATTTAAAAGAAGAAGTTGATCTTGAAGCACAAACTATAGACGGAACCAGATTTTATAAGGTTCCTTCTGGTAAGATGTATCCTTCAATCACTTCTGTGACTAGTTTCTACAATCGTGATGTCTTCGTTAAGTGGAGAAATAGGGTTGGAGATGTAGAGGCAAACAGGATTACCAAAGAGTCTACCTTTCGTGGTACAAAGTATCATGATGTGGTAGAATACTATATTAAGAATGGTACTATTGATGGTTGTGAAATGCTTCCATCTACAAAGTTTTTATTCTTACAATCGAAGGAAAACCTTGACCGTATAAATAACATACACGCATTAGAGAAGTCACTATATAGCGATTATCTAGGTCTTGCTGGTAGAGTTGACTGCATAGCAGAATACGATGGAGAACTTGCGGTCATAGACTTTAAGACTTCAACAAAAATTAAACCCGAAAAATGGATAGAGAATTACTTTGTCCAAGAAACTGCATACGCATGTATGTATTATGAAATGACTGGTATTCCAGTTAAAAAATTGATTACTATTATGGTGGCTGAAAATGGAGAGTGCGTTGTCTATGAAAAGCGTAACAAAGGTGAGTATATTAAACTTCTTACCAGGTACATTAGAAAATTTGTCGATCACAAAACAGGAGAATATGGAGAAAACTAAATCCAAAGTAGATGATATACTGAAGGAAAAGTTTCTATGCCAATCAAGATTTGCACAGGAAATAGAAAAGTTAGTTAAGACTTATAACTTCAATTATATTGATGCTATTTTAACATTCTGCGAAGAGAATAAGATAGAGATGGAGTCTGTATCTAAATTAA